TCGGCCGCCGGGGTGGCGCTCGGCGGCTAGCTTTGTGATGTTCTGCATGAGATGGCATTGAAGATCGAATGGCTTGATACTTCGGTCTGCCCCGAGAACAGCTTCTTTGACTTTTTCAGATTTTAGGGCTGTTTTGACCTCCCTAGCGCGAGTGTCGACGTCACCACTCTCAGTCTTGATACCATTTAGAAAGTCTATATACAGCTGTTTCTTGACTTCCACCTGCTCAGCGAGTAAAGCCTCGATTCTGGTCACACCGAAAACGGTTGTGGCGACCTCTTCTATTAGCTTATCAAACGTACCCTCAATGGTTCCTAGTTCGTTTTGGAGTACAGCTACTAGCGCCTGGTCTTCCGGGGTGGCACCAAATGTACCCATCCCGGCCTGAGAGGAGCGCGGATCAGCCGTTGTATACATTATCGGTCTCTTCCATAGAGGAGATAACTGTGGGTTTGAGAGGGGGGAGTACATGTGGTCGACAGTGCGGCCGGCGAAGGCCAATCTGTCGACACTAATCTCTTTCTCAGCGGCCCATGCCTCCTCAAGCCCATAGGGATCAGGACTGTCGAGGGTACCTAGGACCGAACGACCAAACTGCTGAGCAGCGGTGATGCGCTCCAGTAACCCAAGAAGGCGGGAGGATAACTGTATGAAGGGAAGCGCGGTGTCGTCGGTCCTTTTGTTGCGGAGCCAACCTATATTAGCTATATGGCGCACTATCACCTCAGAGCCAAATCCAGCGCTCGGGTAGGGGATATCCCACGGCGATGAGGCCCCTCGTGTATACCACCTATTTACCAGCTGTGTGCTTTCAGCTACGGACGGATTAGGTTGAGCAATTCCTGTATTGAACTCAAGGTTTGTTTTCTTTTCGGCTGTACCCAAAAAAATATCTTTGACCGATTGGCCGGCCCAAAAAGGAATATCAATATCGGCGCCAGGGAGGATATCTGGGTCGATAAGTGTTAGAAGTCCAAACTTTCGCCATGTAGTTTGTGCTACTTTAAAATTAGACTTATCAATTGCAGCAGCTGCATCCTCCACCGTAGTAATTAAGGGAGTGACCTTCTTCGCCTCCAAGGAAGCGCGGATTGAGGGAAGAAGGGCCTCGATTTCTGCTACATCACCCGGGTTAGTACCAAACAGTTCATTGTACGCTTGATTTGCCGCAAACGCTTCATAATAGCTTTCCAATAACTCCTCAAATGCCTGATTGGTGGCTGGATCTAATACCTGCTGTGTCATCGTTACTACTCTCGGTTTCTATTATAGGCCATCAAAATAGTTTGTAAAGGAAGAGGAATAAAAATTACATCTCCCAGTTCGACATGAGCCTCTGTTGGTCGCTGATTAAACTGAGCTATAATCCACCAGTACTGAGGATCTCCATAGTATTGTGCGGCCAGCTTGTAATAGCGATCTCCTGTAGTCCAGATATGAGAGACCTTGGTTAGATCTCGCATCTCACTCTCTGTGGGGTATGCCAAGCGAGCTGTGTTGTAGTGTCGGATTGATGTAAGTCCTCTATTATCTCGAAGCTCTTCGTATAGCTCGCTGGTATTGGAGAACAGGGTGCGACTGTCGTAACGTTTAGGCATGTCTATTTACCATCCGGGTTCAAAACGCCAGCGAGGAACGAGTCCACAACGGGATTGTTGCCTGGGGCGGTCTCAGCGATTGTCTGTCCTGTCTCGGGATCAGTGGTTAGGATTCCCTGGTCTGGGGATGGTCTATTGCCAATGACATTGGCATTGGGGAACTGGGATCCCAGTCCGCCGCCGAAGCTCATTACATTGTTGGTCTCGGACCATCCCATCAGGTGCGTGTGAAGTACAGTGTAATCTAGACTGATGTTTAGGGTCTTGGGGACATAAGTAAGTCCGCGGAGTGTGCCCGGTGTTTGGACCACTCTTCCGGCGCCGGTGGAACGAGTTGCCACCCCAGAAGCTGTCGTCGGGCCGATGATGCGGCCGAGGCTGCCGTCGGGGAGAACTTCCCGCGGGGTCGTCACATTGCTAATTGCTTGGAACTCGCCTGGCCCTCGATCCGTTACTTCCACGGTGCCTCCGGGCGTAGCCTTCTGTCCTATCACAAAACCACCATCTTCCATGCGGGGACTATAGTTAACGCCACCTAAGTAGCCTGTTAGAAATCCGCCGTTTTCAGCGTTGGAGATAAGGTTGGTCCAGCGCATCTGGATCAGCGGGGCGCCTTGCAAGGTGTTTCCGATTCTTCCTTTCTTGTCCTGCTCCGGGGTATATGCCGGATAGAGAAAAGTAATGAGCTTATTGACATTGATAAGGTTCTGCTGTGCTTCGGCTGCATTATCTGATACAATATCAAAAGCTAGTTGGATTTTGCGACTGGTACGCTCGAATGTAGACAGGGGATCCATGCGTCCGTATACATACTCTTCATTCCACTGAGATATGAACTGGTCGGCGAATTCAGTAACCCACCCTTCAAACTGCACCCGGTTGAGTTTACCAGGGGAGGAAGTGGGAACATGGCGCATCTCTATGGTGAAGAACTCGCTCTTTCGTAAACTAGGTGCTTGCATTATCTTAGTATCTCCTACGCGTTAGTGAGCGGACTAAGCGCCCCGCGGCCGGCCGGTGAGTTAAGTGCGCCGATCGTTGCTTCCGCAAACTGTGTGCCGCCTACTTCGAGGACGACCTTTTGCTCCGTTCTTCCTGGACGGGATGTCTGCATATTCTTGTTAAGCGCATCAATGGAGTCGGCTAGTCGGGCAGACTGCCGAGAAGAGGCACCCTGCTGTCGAGATACCATTCCACCGATGGAAGACCGTCCTCCTCCACCCTGGGTGCTCGGAGTGATGGCACTTCTCCGGCTTGTTGGCTTGATGGCTTGGCCGGCCGCGCCTGAGGCTCCTAGAGCCACGACACTGCTCAGAGCAAGCAGTTTGAGCCCTATAGGGACCGTGGCGCCCCCGGTAGGAATGCCCATCAAAAGCATCGCTAATCCTGCTGCAGGCAGCAGCATCTTAAAGGCAGGACCTATGCTGCTCGTCAAGGATCCCATTGTCTGCGCTATGGTACCGATGCCCTTGATGAACGGCTTGATAAGATTATCAATGAGTGGGCGCATATCCACCGCCAAAGCCATAAACATTGACTTAAGTTCTTGCGCAATGGTTTGAACTTCGCGCGATTGCTCTAGCAATTCTTCTTGTCGTAGCGCGTCCAACTGATATTGCTCTTCGCCCATCCTAAACAGGCGGTTGGCTTCTTCCACACTCATACCCAGTGAAGAGGCGATCGCTCGCTGCTCATACTTCTGGAGTGCATCGAACTGGATGCCGGCCATTTCTACCTGTCGCGTGAGGATGGAGATTCTCTCCTCCTCAGAAGCATTTAGCATGTCAATTGAGTTAAGGTAGGGTCCGCCCAAAATCGCATTGAGTCGACCAACGGAGCGAGCTGCGCCGTCAAATGTGTCGAACTGGGCTGTGATCTTGATGAGGTCTCCCACCGAAAGTCCCGTATTCTTAGCCTGTACTGCGAGTCCCTTAAATACCTCATTAGCTCGTTCCCCATACTGAACCAGTGTACCAAAAGCACTCGTAAAGTCGTTGGCTAGCTGCTTCATCGGCACACCGAGTGACTTGGCGGTCCCTGCAATCTCTAGCATTGTGTCATTCGCATCCTCCACTGAACCGCCTGCAGCCCGGAAGACCTGATCAAAGATGGCGCCCGTGGTGCCTGCATCGACTCCTAGCTTCTGCAGGAGGACTGTGGTGTCTTGCAATGCAGCGCGTTGTGACTCATTAAGCTGTGTAAAGGCTGAGAAGCTGCTATAGAGTGTATTGAAGGCTGCGCTGGCGTCTTTAGCGGACACTCCGGCAATGAAGTTGCGTCGCTCTGTCTGCGTGATCTCGTAGTTGTATTCTTTCGAGGCACCGGTAGCTTGACGGAATGAGGAAACAGCTTCGTCCTGTGCCTTGGCGAGTGCGACAGTGGAGTTAAGCAGTGCTGCTCCCGCGGCTGTGAGAGCCGCGGACGCTATCTTGGCGCCGGTGAGCGCCTTAGCGAAACCCTTTACTTGAGTGGCGCTGCGAGGCATGAGTTGTGTAAGCTTTTGAGAGAATCCTCCTATTTTGAACAGGGAACCAAGCAGTTGTTCCGCCTTCTGTTCGCCTTGCCCCATTTCCTTCTTAAGATCTTCGAACGCCTTGGTGGCTTCTTCAACGGCTTTGGTGGCGTCTATTAGGTCCTTAGCCAATTGTTTGCTTGCGGGTGATTGCTTAAGCAGTTCACGGGCGACGGCTTGCTCTGCTTTAGCAAGCTGGAGTGTTGCGTCTTCGAGCTTGGCAGATTCCTCGCCGAGTTCCCTATATGCGTCAACCAGAGACTGGGCCAGCGCTTTTTCGTCAGCGAGTCTTATTAGCCTGTCTTGGGGGTTTTCCTCAGCCATCTACGTAGCCCCTAGTTCTTGAAGGGCCACTTAAGACCGGTTTCGTATTCAAACTGTTTGACAGCACTGTCGAGCTGATACTTGGAACTCATCGTCTTGTGGTTGTCGAGTCCGCTGCGCATATAGGAGTCCATATAGCGCTTCTCCTTCTTGAGGGCTGTCATAAAGCTATCGATCTGCTCTGGGCGCCCCACCAAATGCATGGGAATGTCAATTCCCGCATCATATAGAGAGATCAGCATTCCGCGGACATCATTCGCAAACTGAGTATATACACGCTCGTTCAAGGTTTTCCCTTTAGCGTTTAAATAGAGTTTTTTCTTTTCTTCCATTATTAAACCTCTGGAGATATATTAAATAGTCCCATATAGCAAAAGCCGCAGCGTTAGCTACGGCGTGCTTTTTCCACTTCTTCATTTTGCTTCTCAAATTCTTGAACCAAACGGTTAACAAACCATCGTCGCAACGCAATAGGGAGGTTATAGGACTCAGTAAGAGACCATCCTCCATAGTGTTTAAGGGTAAAGAATTCTTCGTATACAGATTCTTGGTAGCTAGGAGTTAGGCCAAAAAAAGTCTGCCGTCAAAGGCATCACCGCCGTTCCAGCATGTGAACACTCACCACAAATGAAATCAACGTTCATATCGATATCGGGCTTAACGGTCTCGTAAACAGTCCGGAGATGCTTGGCATCCTGAATAGGCAGTAGTTCTGCTAGCTTCAGTAACTGCGTCCTGTCGGTTACACCGTTTGCAGAGGCGATGATTGAACTTAACAAGAGAGTTGCTGTGTTCTCTGGTAGTTTCTTCTTCTTGCGCATTTCTAGCTGCTTAGTGATGGTTCTCTCATCTCGCGATGTCAAGATCTTCATCTCCACAACAATCTGAGTTCTCGGTAGGGTGACTTGATAATAGCCGTTCTCGGAGAGTTCCACACCACTGTCGTCTGCACTTGTGTGCGCCAGCTCAGATAGATCATATTCCTGTGTTGTCTTGGCGGAACAGGCAGGGCAAGTAATCCCAACCTCGTAGAGCGGACCAAAGCCTGTGATACGGGTTGCAACCAAGATTGCATTCTTATCTCCCACTAGCAGTGAATCAACTGTAATATTCTTATCCATTATAACTGACTGGACCAAGCGATCAATAGCCAGTCCGTTCTTTAGCAGTGTCTCGGAAGTAAGGATATCCTCTTCCTTGGCAGTCATGTGTCGGATTTCGACAGTCTCTTGACCGCACAGAGGGTGCCCCTCAGGGTAGGAGAGTCCCCGGCTGGGGAGTTCCACGAACTCTGTGGGGTTTACAAAGGAGAAAAGGTCTCCTGTGGGATTCTGTGTTAGGGGTGTTGGCGCGTCGGGGTGCGGTGCGCCAAGCCGCTCGTTGTTATTTCGTCTTGACAAAAGTCACCTTCTTTCGATATTAGAGGTCCGTGACAGTAGGTACTGCGGGACCGGTGTCGTACTGAGCCCAATCATACCTGAAAGTTATGCCAATGTTAAGGAGATCATCCGTATCATAACTAAGATCGCCAAATGTTGCATTGGTAATGAAAGCGTTATTGAGTTTCCAGGTACCCACTATGCCGCCCTGTCCGTCAAGCTCCTGAATGATTACATTGCCGAGAGCATCGACTGCACCCTGCTTGTTGGGGGTGGTGGCCGGCTGGAGAGTGGTGTTGAAAATGTCTTCCTGAGCTGTGGGGATGAGATATCCCGAATTGATCAGCGCATCATAAAGGATCTGGTTACCGTCTGGGTTGATGGCATTAACGATGTTTGCCTCCACCGTGTTCCATTCAACACTTCCTGGATAGTAGTATGTGTTACCCAAGAACTTGTGGGGGGTTTCGCCGATCGTGAAAGATGGCTTAGTCACAGATTTAGCAAGATACTGCTCATAGGCAAACGCCTGATCTGCTGATGTAAGGTTTGGCAGAGAAAGCAAAAAGCGATGCGATCTCCGTGGTTCTGATAGTGCGCTTGTCCAAAATGGCATTTAAGTAGTCTCCTGTTATCCTATATTATATAGTGAGGGAGGCGTAAACCTCCCTCATTTTCTTAATCGACGAACGATGCTCCAGTTCGCGAGATATTGAAATCGATTGCAATGAATTCGATAGCTCGTGTTGGCTTGAGGAAAATCTGTGCATACATGATGTTCCGGTCTACCAATTCTGGTGTGGTTGTTGTATCGTCGAGTACCACCTTGAAGTCCGACAAACCGAAGTTTGTTTTCACATCCTGCAAGAATGGATTGACCTGTGCTGTGAAGCGCAGCCATGTCTGCCTGACGTTTGGATCAAAGAGCAAGCCAGATGCAATCTGGGAAATGCGCTTCTTCACGAAGATCATCAGGCGTCGGACGTTAATACGGTCCAGAGCGGAAGGTGTAACCTGTAGAGTCTTCTGTCCGAAGATTACAATACCCTCTGCTGGGAACTTAGCGATTGGGTTAATGTTCGCTGCGTAAAGATCATCACGGTCCTTGCGGCGCAGCTGGTGTGCTACGTCTACGACTGGGATGCCAGCGGAACCTTCTGTCAGACCGCCGCGGTTGAAGCCGGCTGGTGCAAACCAGACCTGCGTCTTGCGCTGGGAGCTAGACATTGTACCCAGTGCTGGGACGGATGGCGGGAGCCATACAAATGCTCCGTTGATGGTGTCTCGCCCACGAACCCATGGGTAGTAAGTGCAGCCGTACGAGGAGTTAAGCCCTCGATCTCGGAGACCGTTTACAGCCTGCGTAATACTTGACTGTGTGTTACCGCGGCGGGCAGCTGAGGATAGCTTGCTCTGTTCACGTGGGAGATAACCCTGTGGCAAGTCAATGATTGCCAGAGCGTCTGCTCGATCCTCGCAGATGTTTACCAAGTTAGTGGTAAGACCTTCGTTGCGAAGTCCTGGCATCGTTGCCAAGTTCATCTCAACAACCTCAGGATCCGAAATGGCATCCATTGTACGTCGGATTGAGTTAAAGACATAGTTGTTAGTCTCAGAGGCAGTTGTTCCAATATTATCGGTGCTAGAGTTGAAGGGGTCCATCTCGGTGATGTCTACGCCATCGAAGCCACCGTATACTGGAACAGTGAAACGATCGTAACCTGCGTCAAGAACGCCACTTACTGCGCCATTAACCCGAGTGAGGGAGCCGGCGCCGATTGGTCCTGCTGCCAAGTTATGAGATCCACTAACCCAGACACCCTGGGAGCC